CTACGCGAGCCATAAGTTGTTCTAAGTTAAGAGCAACCTGTCTGGCTTTTTTTTCAATCTTTTTATCCTGCATGAGTTCTGTTATGATATCATAATGATAAGAATATGCAATTCTTGTAATATGCCGTTAAAGTTTTTTAGGAAATTTAAGGCTTGCAAGAATTTAGCGTGTACACAGTATAATTTAAAACTTAGGAGATATGATGCCGTACAGCAAAACCGGGAAAAAAACACGTTACCCATCCATGAGGAAGAGTAAAAGAGGCATGAAGTAACATGGCTAAAAAAGGTGGAATTAAAAAAAGACGTAATATTTTTACTAGCGATATACTGCTTAAAGAATGGGCTATGGATTTATCTGATGCTTGTGGAAGTAGGTTAGTAAATAAAAAACTTAACATAAGCAAAGTAGATGCTTTAATAGAAGCGTTTGTTGATGACTATAATGAAAATATGCAAACTATGATGGAGATTAAAAAATCTATGGAGGAAGAGTAATGGCTGAGTACCAAGGTAAAACAGTTGACTTAAATGAAGTTACTAAAATTGCTAAAAATGAATCAGAGTATGGAAAAAAAAGGTACAAAGTTTATGTGCAGGATGGTAAAAAAATTAAAAAAATTACATTTGGTAATATAACAACTTTTTATAAATATTCTAAAAAAGAACAGGAACAACTAGATGCATTTCGCAAAAGACACCGAATGTCTAGAAAACTAATAGCAGGTAAGTAATGGCTAAAAAACCTGCTAGAAAACCTATTAATGCAAGTACAAAGAAAACTTTACAGAGTAAAGCAGCTAAGTCTAAATATACTTACGGACAGCTAGCACAAGTTTACAGACGTGGACAAGGTGCTTACTTGTCTTCAGGTTCTAAATCTGCATCTATGCAAGCATGGGCTATGGGTAGAGTTAATAGTTTTATTAAGGGTGGACATTCACAAGATAACGATATTAAGAAGAAGCGTAAAAGTGCAAGCAAAAAAAAGTAAACGTAAAGTACCTTATGAAAAAGGTGTACCTGCTAAGTATTTAAAGAATAAGAAGAACCCTAAATCTAAAGTAGCATCTGAGATAAAAAGAACTGCTAAACTTTATAAAGAAGGTAAGTACATAAACTTAAAAGCTGTACAAAAATCTAGAGCAGTAAGGAAAAAGAAGTAATGGCTATAGTATATAGAGGCGAAAGATTCGCAGGTTATAACAAACCGAAAAGAACACCTAAAGCAAGTAAGTCACACGCTGTATTAGCAAAAGAAGGTGACAAAGTTAAACTAATTAGATTTGGTCAGCAAGGTGTATCTGGTGCAGGGAAAAATCCTAAAACAGCTAAAGAAAAAGCTAGAAGAAAATCTTTCAAAGCTAGACACGCTAAGAATATTAAAAAAGGAAAAATGTCTGCAGCTTATTGGGCTGACAAAGTTAAATGGTAAATATAGTTTGCATCTCAGAAGGTTGCAACGAAACATTACCAGAGAACGCAACTAAGTATTGTTCTACTAGATGTTATAAAAGAGAATCACAGAGAATCTATAGAGCTAAGAAAAAAGGTGAAGAATACGTATCACCTGTAAAAGAACTTAATCAACCTAAATCTGCAACTATAAGAAGAGGTAGTCTATATAGAAAATTTGTAGACGAAAGTTATGCACTAGATGTAGTTGATGGAAACATTACTTCTAAAGAAGCATCAGAAGCATTAGGTTGTTCTACTGCACAAATATCTAGAATGTTAGCTGCATATAGAGAAGACTTACAAACACAAGTAGTATCAGAAAACTGGGAAGTATCAGATGATGCTAGACAAGCACTTAAAGACTTTAAAGATTTTAGAGATAGGTATTTCTTAACAGAACTAGGTGTACCTTTTGAAACAGCAGACTTTCATCATGAATGGATTACATCAATTAATAAAGCATTACTTAATGGTGGACAACAAATGATACTTAGCCCACCACGACATGGTAAAACAGAACTTCTAATACATTTTGTTATCTGGCTTATCTGTAGAAATCCAAACATAAGAATATTATGGGTTGGTGGTAACGAAGATATTTCTAGAAACGCTATTTCTTCTGTTATGGATACATTAGATTCTAATGAAAAACTTATAGAGGATTTCTGTGGACCAGGCGGTACATTTAAACCTTCATCAAGAACTGGTAAATCTTGGTCACAAAATGGATTTACTGTTGCAACTAGAACAGTTTCAGGTATTAAGTCACCAACAATGGTTGGTATTGGTAGAGGTGGTAAGATTCTATCACGTGACTGTGATATAATTATTGCTGATGACATTGAAGATTTCTCATCAACTATGCAACCTGCATCTAGAAGAAATACCAAAAACTGGTGGACTACAACACTTGGTTCTAGAAAAGAGGAACATACAGCAATGGTTGTTATTGGTTCAAGACAGCATTCAGATGATTTATATTCTGCATTATTAGAGAATGAAGCATGGGAGACAATAGTAGAAGAAGCACATGACTCAATGTGTACAATTCCAGAGTTTGAAGAAAAAGAACACAACGACTGTATGTTGTGGGCAGACAAACGTACTTTTAAATGGTTAATGGATAGAAAGCGTGATGCACAAACAACAGGTGGTTTACAGAGATTTGAAATGGTTTATCTTAATAAAGCACAAGCACAAGGTTTATCTTTGTTTAATCCTGAAGTAATAAAACTATGTTATGACCCAAACTGGGATATAGGAGAAATACCAAATGGTGCATACTTAGTTGCAGGACTAGACCCTGCTGCTACAGGTTATCAAGCAGGATTTTTATGGGCTGTAGAAACTACAAACTCTGATATTAAATTAACTATGGTAGATATGGAGAATCATCAAGGTGGTGGGCTAGAAGAAGCAAGAAACCTTATAAAGAAATGGTTTGAAATGTACGGATGCTACCACTGGGTTATTGAAGAGAATGGTTTCCAAAAAGCTATACGACAAGATGAAAAGACTAGAGAGTATGCAAATCTACATGGAATTAAGTTAGAAGGACATGAAACCCATAAAAACAAATGGGATGAACGTTTTGGTGTTACAGCATTAGCACCTATGTTTCAAGACAAAAAGATTAAACTACCTTTTCAAGGTATAGATGCACAAACTAAAAGTATTACCTATACAAAACAGTTAAGTTATTTTGCATCAAAAGGCAATAAAAACTCTTACAAAAGTGATATAGTTATGGCAAGCTGGTTTCCAATGAAAGTAATCAGGAACTTGCAAAAGTTAACCTACGCTGAAATAGGTTTAGACTACACTCCTAGTTATGAAGGATATAGTATGCTAGACTTAAACGAGATACCATGGAGTTAAATTGACACCAGACCAGATAATAGATAGAGCTACGTTCTTAAAGAAGTCACACGATAATGCTTTAGTAGATAGAGCAAGATTTCGTGCAATTCTTAATGGTGGTGAAGATGGTATACGACAGTTACTAGGACCAGGAATGGACAGACTAGATTCTGATACATTACCAGCACCTAACCTAATGTTATCTGCACTAGACAGACTTGCACAAAAAATAGGTAAAGTCCCTTCATTAGACGTATCTATAACTAATGGTAGAGATTCTCAAAGAAACAAAGCTAAAAAAGATAAGCTAGAGAGAATTATTTCTGCATACGATAAAATGCAAAATCTTAAAATGCAATTACCACAAGTAGCTAGATGGCTACCTGGTTATGGATTTGCAGTATGGGTTGTTACTACAAAAGCAGACCCTGATGGTAATATCTATCCATACGCAGAACTTAGAAATCCTTATGATTGTTTTCCTGGATATATGGGTAATAATCAATCTCCAGATGAATTAGCAATAGTACAGAAAGTACCTATTAAACAATTATTGCAAATGTACCCAGAACTTAAATCATGGTTTGAATCACAAGGTGATGAAGTTAGAGACTCGTACCTTAACGTGTCTGCTGATACTTCTTGGGAGAACAATGCTGAAACAGGAGACGTAATACTTGAATACATGAATCTAGAGGGAACTTACGTTTTACACATGGCTTCTAGAAAAATTATAGATTTCGTACCTAATCCACTTAAATCAGGTCCAGC